CTGGGGATTACCTACTACCAAACTGGAAGTACAAACATGTACATGACCAACTTACGTGGCTCGAACCTGGCAACGAGAGGCCTGTTAGGGTCATCACCGTGCCTAAAACGCTCAAAACACCCCGTATCATCGCAATTGAACCTACTTGCATGCAGTATATGCAGCAAGCGATTCTTGAGCGATTCGTTGCGGGACTCGGTTCCAGCTCATTGCTGGACCCGTTCCTCCGATTCACGGACCAAGTTCCTAATCAGGACATGGCGCGTGATGGCTCGCTTGGAAGCGGGCTTGCGACACTGGATCTCAGTGAAGCGTCGGATCGTGTTTCGAATCTACTTGTTCGTTCCCTTTTCAATCGGTTCCCTAATTTACAAGAGGGGATCGATGCGACTAGGTCGCGACAAGCAGATGTGCCTGGATATGGCGTTGTACGCCTATCCAAGTTCGCGTCTATGGGTTCAGCTCTCTGTTTCCCAATTGAAGCTATTGTCTTTTTGACATGCGTCTTCCTTGGGATCCAAGATGTGCTCAATCGACCACTTACCAGGAATACCATTAGGTCATTCCATGGTAAAGTGCGCGTCTACGGAGACGATATAATTGTCCCCGTAGAATATGTGTTTGCTGTCGTTTCACGACTTGAATCTTTCGGGTTCAAGGTGAACAAAAACAAGTCTTACTGGAATGGTAAATTCCGTGAGTCTTGCGGCAAGGACTACTATGATGGCACGGATGTAACAGTTGTCCGTGTTCGTCAAGAGTTCCCTGCGCGACAGCAGGACGCAATCAAGGTTGCCAGTCTTGTAAGCCTTCGTAATCAATTTTACGCTAGAGGCTTATGGCAAACCTGTCGGTATTTGGATGAGCAGATAGAACGGTTTATACCGTTTCCAGCTGTCTCACCAGATTCCGAAGCTTTAGGGAAACACTCCTTTCTTGGTTTTGAAACTGAGAAGTTGTGCCCTGAGTTACAACGGCCTATGGTGAAAGCCGCTTGCCTAGTAACTAAGATCCCAGAAAATCCATTGGATGATTATGGGGCCCTAATGAAGTTCTTCTTGCGTAGAGGGGATTCGCCATCCCCAGACAAGGAGCACTTATTGCGTTCAGGACGTCCTGATACCGTCGGCATCAAGATCAGGTGGGCCTACTCAGCACGCTGAGTAGGTGTAGGAGACATCCTACATAGGGAGACTAGTCGTCTCCAAACTTCGGCTTAGGTCGAAGCTTGGGAGATGCACTGGCAGTGCATCTCCC